GGAAAATCTGGTTATTCTGTACCGGTCGATGGAAAACGCTCGGGAAAGCCATGGCTAGAGGAAACTCCATAGTGGAGAGCAAGATGAGAGCTGGAAGAGCTCCAGATGTTAGACTGAACATGATTGCTTCCGAAAACACAAACATGGACAAAAAAACTCCGAAAAATCCCATGGTCCAGACGTTATTTGATAACCACTTCGTGGAAACCGAGAAGGGCAGACTGGTCCCTTTCAAGAAAACGGAACCCGAGAGGGCCATTCCTGCCGAACACTTCTCCTCCACGATCTGCGACAAACCTTTCCACCCTGCAGGTAACTTGTACATAGAATTGATAAAGCCAGGGAAGGATCCTGAATGCACATGCAAAGTAGAGTACGCAACCTTCGACAAAGCAGAATTAGCGCCGATTCAATTTGGCAGTTGTCCAATAAATTGTAACGCCGCTCTCTTTGCCAGACACTTTAACACTCCATTACGTCCGGACTTGTTTTCACTGGCCGAATTTGCCACCTTCTTGGACGCTTACTGGTTAAAAAACGCTTCTAAAATAGAAGCGGCAATAGAAGCCCTAACAGTAGAAGAATGTTCGATCGCTCATTTCCTCAAAGAAACCGTACCAAAGAAGAGGAAAATCTACATGAGAGGGCTTGAGCAATTTGAAGCTACAGGCGAAATTCCTACTACTCTCCAAGAAAACAGCAAAACGAACGAGGCCCATTACGAAAAGAAAAGGAAAGTGAGACCACGAAAAGTTGATGATCCCAGTCCTGAAATGAAAGCGGTCGGCGGCCTCCTAGCCCGAGTTATGATAAAGATAATCAAAAACATTGAACCCGGGTTTATATCAGGATATTCGGAATCCGCATTGGCCGCTAAACTGCAATACGAAATGGAGACCAACTTAATAGGGCCGAACGAAGATAATTGGTATTCTTACGACGGTTCTTCGCACGACGCACACCAACACCCGGAAATAATCGAATTAGTAGATCATGCATTTATGAACAAATACTTAAAAACCATATTAAACAAAACGGAATTTCCTTCATTCGTGCACCAAAACATAATACAGGCTCTCACCAAGTCAACCGTTAAGCTATGGAATCGCAACGGATTATCGTGTTGGATGACCGGGACCGTTTTTTCAGGCCACCCCACCAGGACCACCCTTTTTAACACTTTACGCACCATCTTATTCAACAGATTTGCGGTGATGAAGTTATTCCCCGGGTCGTTTGCACTTATTTTCGGAGCTGGAGATGACGTGCTGACATACGTGAGAGAATTGTCTACAATGCCGTCATTCAAAGCTTCCTTCGCCGCTATTTTGGGAGGAGATATAGGAAACAAAGGATTGGGGCAGAACGCCCAAGATTTGTTGACAGGAGAATTGAGCAAACACACTTTTTTATCAAAGAAACTATACTCGATAATAGACCAAGCCGCAGTACACCGTTTGAATGAGAGGTTGATCAAGAGCGGCAATATAATAGCCTTAAAGTCCCCATTAACCACGGTAGAACATGCTAACCTTCAGATATGTTGCATGAATGACATCCCCATCGACCAAGAACCATTTCGAAAACGTTGGATGCAGTATGCTGACGGTAAGCTGTCTTTAAAAACGAAGAGAGAAGCGGAAGCGGATTGGGCTTACAGACTAAGATTTTGTGCTGAG